AGCACTGTACACGCCACTATATGTAATGTCAGAGAATCTATCAGCCTCTTTATAGTCCTGAGCAGATACGCTTGTTACTCTATTACCAAGATTGAAAGAATTGCCTACAATTGAGTCTCTTATTTTATAACTCTCTGCTCCATTGCCAAATGCAAAACAATTGAAAAACTTTGTATCTACAATAGCCGGCAATCCTAATGCAATATCTTGGTTTTGGATATTGCCCATGTGGTTTCCATTTGTAATTGCAAATGACATTTCATTCTCAAAGAATACATCAGGTAAAGCATCTGATGGAAGTGTCTCAAATATTATTGTTTTATCTGAACGGAATACAGTGATATTAACCTCTACGTTTGATGCACGAGCATTAGGTTGGAAAAGACCTGTACATGGCAATGTACCGGTAACCATCAACTCAAGCTGATTAGTAACTGTATTTCTAATAAATCTATAATAATTAGTACATAAAGCAGTTGGTATGTCGTCTATAGTATTAGTTATTGTTGTTACAAATTCATTTTCAGGAATACAATCTCCTCCTCCTGCATATCTTATTCCATCATTTAAAAACTGCTGTACATTTTCACCAATAAACCAATCATACATATTATCGTATGAGTTTCCGGAAATAATAGTTCTCTCTAATGTATTTCTTCTTTCTTCACAAAGACTACCAACACCATCTCTCCATTGCTTAATAGAAAGAAGTATTCGACTACCTGCAGGAACATCATAATCTGAAAATTCCCAAGTAGGGTTTAATGGGTCAAATCCTGCTGTTTGAGCAGTATTCATAGGATAGTATAGAATAGGATAGGTTCCTCCCTTAGGAGACCTTTCAGATATTTTTCCGGGTGCTATAATAGCTTGTTGGTCCTGAACAATATTAAAACTGTTAGGATTAATTTTCATATAAACTCCGGCAGGAATTGGAATAAAAACAGACGGGTCTAATTCACTTGGTATTTCAATAAAGTCTGAACTCTGAGAAGATTTCTCAAGCACAGTAGCATACACACAAGATGTAGTAGGACCACTTGAATCAGCTTTTACAATTAATCTATCACCTACCTCAATCTTACGTGCATTCTCACCCTCAAGTAAAAAATATGCATTATTTGTTAAAGGGTCTTCAAAGAAAATACTTACATAAATTGTCTCGTAATTCTCTTCATCAGGCTTTATTACAAACTTATATCTTGTCGCCCAAGCCGGAGGCAACTGAGTAGGTGGTATAGTTACTTGAATAGAGTTTTTAAATGCAGAAAATCCACATGGTATATGCTCAGTATTATTAGGACTAACCAATGCGGTTGTTGCTCTATTAAACTCATCCATGTAAACAATACCAATCTCGTAGTCACGATTGCTATGTAGACTTTGAGGATTTGCTATTTCTTGAAAGGTAGCATCGGCAAAAGCAACCTGATAGTATTCATAGAATGTTTGAGTTGGAGTAGTTGTGTTATCAACATATCTCATTGCAGGAAACTGCAATCCAATTTCACTGCTTCCCGGACTTGTAATAATACCTATTGGTTGACCAACCGCACTAATACCGCTGCCATTTTTAATATAAGCATCTAAGTTATTTGGTATGGCACAGTTAAACGCATCAGTAAAGGTTATACCATTACACGCATTAGCAACCGGTTCAATGTTTGCTATATCGCCAATTGCATTTTGAAACTCTATGCTTGTAGCTAATGCATACACAGAGTTGTATGTGGTTGATAAGAAAAATGCAAAATTCAATCTAACTGTACCTGTTTCTTCAGTTGGATATGGCACCTCTCCTGAAAACTGAGAATGCTCTATGGTTACATCTAAATTAATTGCAGAACCTGCTACTAAACTTTTTCCTGCTAAATCAAACGTAACTGTAGCATTAGTAACAGTTACTGCTCCATTAATGGAATAGTTACCATTAGAGAGTCCATCATCAATAGATGAATTTCCTATAGGTTCAGACACCAAAGAAGTTGTATATTCAAACTTTATAGGAACACCATTTTCATCAAGCAAGTCATATCCTTCAACATAGTTTCCATACATCAACCTGTTGCCCATTATTGTTTGAGCCTTTGCAAATCGAGGCACATTGTCATACAGTCTTAATAATTCAGCCTCAGATAAGATTGTAAATATTTTACTGTTTGTAAATGTGTACTGATAGTCTGTGTTATTAGCAAGACCTAAATTAGCCTTGTCAAGTTTCTCAATAACTTTGATGATGTTACCATCTGCTTTCTTAAAAAGAAGGTCTATACCAACTACAAGAGAACTTCCTGAGTTGTATGTGATTCTTGCAGAGTTGCAAAAATTAGTCATACCCTCATTCAAAAAGCTATCAATGCTAAAACTAAAAGGATTTGGAACAAATGCAGGTTGGGACCACTGAGATGTGGCACTATACTCTCCATCTATATACTTATACCTATAAGCAAAACAAATAAATCGTGTATTTAAAAAGTTCTCCTGACCATTAGTCACAAACGGTTCTACACCCGGTGATTCTACCGGTGGTTTCTTTATAACAAGTAAAGACTCAGCACTGACTTGGTCTATGTTTGCAATCGGGTTTGGATAGTTTCTTCCTGTATTAATAAACCTTGGAGCATTGTAGTCATCGGTAAAGAAAAACAAATCATTAAGAATATCAATACCGGTAACTAAATAGCTTGGATTAAAGTTAAGTGTAGTATTTACACCACCCCCATCATCTATGCTTATAACATGATACGTAAGTGTATTTGAAAAGATGTTGTAAGAAACTATTAAATCAAGTTTACCTGTAGCACCTACAGGAAAATTTGGGTCGTGAACAAGCCAATACAAAGTATCATTAACACCATCTTGGATTGCTCCAATACACCTTGCCTCACTACTTAATGGCGTTCCATCAATATATGACAAAGATGTAAGGGGAAGATTACCTTTAGTATTTTCAATGACTCCAACTTCAGAATTTTCAGTTGAACCCATTCTGATATTCATAGCGTCTACATATTCACCTTCAGGAAGAAGCCGTTGGTCAACGACTTTATTCATCCTACCTGCTATAAAATTTCTTGTAAAATTCGCCATTTTATTTTATTTGCTTATCCATTCCTCTCATGTTCATTAAGAGTCTGCCGGGGTGAATATTACTAATTCTGATTTTTGCGTTTCTTAATAATGCACTTCTTTCTTTTCGAGCACGAGCAATAATATATTCTTGTACACCTAATTTAGAATTTAAAATGTCATATTGAATAGAGGCATAAATATATTTTTCAAATAATTTGTTGACAGTAATCAATGAATTATCTCCACCCTCCATACCATCAGACACATATTCAAGAATACAAGACTGTCCTGACATTGACGAATCAAAGTTAATTACACCGCCCTTTCTGTCTATATTGAACGTAGGATTAAAATTTGCTGTTTCTGTGTTTAGACCATAAGCTGTACCTATGTTGTAGTCAAAGTACCACATACCATCATAATTCCAACCTAATTGACCATTGTATTGATTCCCTTGATTTAAGTAAATACTTTTTTTGGTCTTAGTCAATCGGTCAAAGTCAATGTTTGAATACTGAGGAGACAATGCATTACCATATTGGTCAAACAAAATTCGCCCGGTATTATCCTGAAGATAAGCCTTAGATGAAAGCGTCTGAATATTCTCAGACAATGGACGTAACCATCCATCTTTATACAATGAAATACGAACCCAATTCACGTAGTCTGAAGGTAAAATAAACCTCAGCATATCCGGAACTGTTAACTCTAATATTTTTATCTCTTTAAATGCATCGTAGTTTAATTCTTGAATAGCACGCTTTGCGTGGAACAATACTTTATAACGCTCCTCATTGTTCACTAATGAGTGATTCCCTGAGTACATTAATAAAAAGTTGTTCACGATGTCAGTCAAACTTACATATTGATATGACCCCCAATTTACATCCTCGGGTACAACACCTCCATTTTCGTAGTATTGATATTGTGATATATATGCCATATCTTATGTTTTTATGGGTTTTTTTCTTGTTGTTCTTGAGCCATACTAAATTGAGTAACTTCAGTTTCACGTATAGATACACCGCAATATTGAAGAATCCTTGTTACCAATTTATATTCATCTTCATTAGGCAACTCGAAATCTTGATAATCATTTTGTGATTGGTCAAATACAGGTTCTCCGTTAGACAACGTAATATACGTCCATTTAGGAACTTTAGGAAATCTAAAATAAGTAGCTTGAACCTGACCCTTATTGCTTATTGTATTAGGATAAACAGTTATCTCAGTTCCCTGCAATGCATAAGCAGGATACTCATTTGAAGGAGGTGTTAAATTTGAGTTATTCAAAAGAACAATTTTTGAGTTAACAACCTTTTCTATTTGTACAATGGTTGAAGAAGAAAAAACACCATATGAATTACCTGATGCTAAAAATATATTTGAATCCAATAAAATCACTGTATTGCTAACTACCGATACAACTGTAGAAACTAAGCCTGTTGTAAGATTGGTAACCACATCTCCTGCTACAATATCATCTGTTGTAAATGTAGCTGTGCTATCAACTAATTGATTGCTTACAACAGAGGTATTAGTTCCTGTTTTTAATGTTACAGGCTTGCACTGCAAGTCTAATAAAAAATACGAATAATATCCGGTTGTAGTAGGTGTAGGTACCGAAAATCTATTGCCTGCAATTTTTGATAAATAATCTGTGCGTAAAAAAGATTCCATTGTTTCAGCAATCGGCTGCTCCATATCTGCATAATCAACACCCGATGTACGAGCATTTTCTGCATTAATAACAGCATTATAACTGCTAAAATATTCTTCAAAGATTTCCATCTGTGCATTTTGTGCATACAAATTAAAATCAGAAGGTGAAATATATCCGTAATTATTTTTATTCAGTACAGATAATACCGTATTTCTTACTGAGTTTATCATTGGTTCTTTTTTTACAAATATACATAAAAAAAAAGAGGGTACAACAAGTGTACCCTCCTCGATAATTGGTCAATAATAAAATTTTTACTGTGCTAAAGTTGCGTCTAACATCTTTAAAGAATCAATACCATCATCACTTTGAAGGTAGTGTGCTACCATTTCGTATGGGTCTTCTCCAAAAGGAACCGATAGCATTTTCTTTTTGTTTGTTGCAGTATTAAACCACACTTCCTTTTCACCGTTTCTTAATATCAATAGTTTGTTTTCAAAGAATAAACGAATTTTAGCTTGGAATTTTAACTCCGGGTCATTCAATATATTCAAAAACTCTTTAGGGTCTCTCTTAGCAAATACCAAAATGTCACGCTTTAACTCAGCAGTTGACACAGTAGACGGGTCTTTTCCAAACATAACTCTTGTAAGAGTTTCGATTTGGTCAAGTGATAATTGACGTGCTTCAACTAAAGCCTCAATCTCTAAGTTTAAATCTTCAACCTCTACTGCAGCATCTTTTTCTTTATCTACTTCCGTAAAAATATTTCCATTTAAAGGATGGTAGTGTAAAAATTGCTGTAATACAGGATTGTTTTTTGGAACTCGCAAAAACCCATCTTCAAATATGATTGGTTCTATGATTGCATTTCCATCTTGCTCGTCTTCAAATGGAGACTTTTGATTTGTAGAATATCTCAGAGCACGATTAACATTGTTCTTCTCATCATACCACATTAGTGGGAAACGAGGATGATTTCTTGACGCTAACGTATAAGATAGCGGATTTCCTATTTTTAACTTGTAGACCTTGTCTACAGGGGTTGTACTTTTTGCCATTATTTTATTTAATTTAATTTGATTTAATTAAAAAAGGAGAGTGTCTTTATAGACACCCTCCCTATTACTGTCTTATCACCCGTAACGGAATAATACGAAGTTGTTTGCACCCAAGGTACATACGCAACGCTCAGACAAGAAGTTTACCTCCATTGCATCTAAGTCGCTTGTAGCAGCACCACCGGCAGAACCTGTAATCCAAGTTTTGTATCTGCGGTCTTCAGCTTCAGAAGCACGGTACCTTACGTGTAAGAAAGGACGCTTAGCGTTCTTGCCCATGATTTGGTCGTACACTGAAGTAGAACCTGCAGGAACCATCAAACCTGTGATAGTACCGGTTGCAGTTGCAGCAGTAGTATTTAATCCACCACGCATTGTTGGGTCGTTTAGGTATTTCCAATCAGACTTGTAGAAGTCGTATCCTCTACGGAATCCTGTGAAACCTAAGTTTAACGCCATGTCAACATCGTTGTCAAATAGACCATAAGATGCAGCACCTGCAGCGTTAACTCCGTTGTAACCGTTCAAAGTAGCCAACATATTGTCAATGTCGAAACTTAAACCACGATTAACAAACACTACGTTCTCTTCAATAGCACCTTGCTTATCTAAACGAGAAACGATAGAATCCCAATCAGAAAGGCTTGTTGGAGTACCACCACCCCATACGTTACCACGATTGTTTACAACGTAGAAGATACCTTCAGAACCGATGTAACCTGCAGTAGCAGCACCTGAAGAAGTTGCAGCAGGAACTGCTTCAATCATTGAGGTCTCTAAGTAATCTTCAAAACGAAGACGAGTCTCGTGCTCTGATTTCAAATACCAAAGGTATCCTGTAGCACCATTCTCGGTAGTTACTTCAACCCATCCGATTTGAGCCATGTCAGAACCGTTAACCGCATACTTATCTTTGATGATAATCGGGTTGTTAGAGTAGATGTCATCCTCAGATTCCAAAGAACCAACCATTCCGTTAGTACCTTTCTTGAACTCAGAACCATAAATAAATACAGTACATTGAGTAGAAACTGCGAATGCTTGACCTGCAGTCTCATAGTAAGCTACTGTGAAAGTAGTTGCTGAAGGAACTGCTGTTACGATAGCCTTGTTGAAAACGCCTGATGCATTGTTTTGAATCATAACGGTTTGTCCAACACGGATAGCGATGTAAGTAACACCACTGTCAGCTACAGTAAAAGTTGCTGTTGCTGATGCTGCTGCTGCTGCTGAAGTGATATTGGTGTACTTAATGTGTAAACGTCCTTGTTCTGCCCATTTGATTTGGTCAGAGTTAGACGGCATCTCTGCTCCTACCATACGTAAGAAAGATGCGATTGTTCTGTTACCATAACGCTCAAATTCTTTCTCGTAAGTATCCGGAAGATACTGATTCAAGAAGTTGAAGTTGGTAATGTAGTTTGTCTGTAACGCTACCTGCTCTGCAGAAGGTTGCAGGGCGTAGGTGGGGTTATTTAAAAGTGCACTTGCCATTTTTTTTAATTTTTAAATTGTTTTAAAATCGTTTTATACTGCGTATTTTCAGGTTTCTACCTGAATCAGGATTTACAGCCTTTACCTGAAATCCATCAGTTGTTTTACCAACCTCGGGCACTCTACGTTCAGACATTTGAATATTTTTAATGCCTTTCATCGTACCCTCCGTTGCATCTGATTGTCCTTGTTCATAAAAGAACTTAGCAAATTTTTCAGGATTCATTGCTATTGACAATGACCTATGATAGCCTGATGCGTCTTTCATTAAACCTTGCTCATCCAAGAACTTATTAATAAAGTTCTGCGGAGTTGATTGGTTCTTTTTTAACTCATTAGCGTCTCCCGGAGCAAACGTAAACTTCTTGTCATTAACATTAAACTCAAAACCTTTGAACTCACTGTTAAAGACATCATTCGTCTTTTGGTCAAACCATTGACGTTTACGATTGTTTTCCTCTTCTATGGTCTTTGCCTGTTGGGTATATTGCTTGTAGCTTTCGTAAACTTCTTTCTCTTCATCGGGGATAAATGCCGTTCTTGACTCAAGAGGCATTTTGTATTTCTCCTTGTGAGAATTGAAGTATTTCTTGGCTTCAGCAAGAACTTTCTTCTTTGTGATTTTTACTTTTTTAATGGTTGACTCATCATCCAAATCTTCATCGTATCTGTATTCATCCATTAACGACTCGATGTCATCACTATCGAGTCCTTCCTGCGTAGCAGTTAAGTATTCTTTAAGGAGTTTATCAGGGTCCATTGTTTCAAAATCTTTCTTAAGATTAATGAAATCTTCAAAACCTCTGCCTGTTTCCTTTTTGTATTTCATGTAAGCAGCTACATCTTCCGGAAGTGGCTCTGCATCTTCACGCTCAGCTACTAAATCGTCTAATGAGTTAATCTGCTTGTTATACCTTTTACCAATATATGAAAGAACGTCTTCGTCTTTTAATTCTATTTCTGCTGCTGCAGACGCTGCTTGTGCTTGTGCTGCTGCCGCTGCCGCTATCTCTTCTTCACTTGAACCATTACCTTGGTTCATTTCTTGTTCATGCTTATCAAGCAATTGTTGCTCTACTTCTTGAACACTTTTTGGTTCAATTATGTCTAATGCTCTTACTTTAAATTCCATTTGATTTGATTTAATTTATACAAACTTAGATAAAAATTTTTATATTCTAACGAGGTTCAAATTCAGCTAAATCAAATCCGTCTAAACTATCCTCATTTGATTCGAAACTCATAGGTGGTAGATTGTTCTTTCTTTGATTAATTAATTTAGATTGCTCGCTATTTTGTTGACTAATTCTTTTTGCTTTTGCATCTTCTTTCATCTGCTCTCTTGAATTTAAATCACTAACCTCCATACCACGTAACTGCAAGTTGTATTCAAACTCTTCACGCATTAATTGTGATTTCAATGTAGCTTCTTGCTGAGACCTTTGTATATCAAATGCAACTTCTGCTTGTTTAATTTGCATTTTAGACCTTGTCTCCATCTCAATTTTTTGCATAGCAACTTGACTTGCCATTTCTTGAGACTTTAATTGCTGTTGAGCAATCATGGCTTGTTTTTGCATAGCCATTTTTTCCTCACGGTCTTGAGTCTTAATTCGTTTCATTTTCAATAACTGATTAGCCATTTTAATGTTACGAATTTCACGAATGTCGATTGCATCTTCAAGATTAATATCTCCTTTAGCCAATGCCATTTGTATATTAGCTTCAAGCTGTGCTTTCTGCTCTTCATCAGGTGAAATCTCAATGAATATACCAAAGTCATAAATATAAAGGTCTTTAATATCATTCAATATTGATACATTATACTTTCCAATTTGATTAGCAAACTCCTCTTTAAAGTCTGAGTATTCTAAAATATCTGCAATTCTATAAGTTAAAGCCTCAGCTAATGAACGATAAATGTACAAAGATGCATCCAAGATGTGTCTTGTTGCTGTATTTGAATTTAAAGCTGCTAATTTTTGTATGCCAACTAATGCATTAGGATCAGGTTTAGAACCATCTCTTGCTTCGTTAAGACCGGTTACGGACCTAATCATGTCAATGTAGTGGTTCATGTTGGTAATCAACATCTGCGTTTTACCTGCACCTGAGTTAGAACTTAACTGAGTGATAGGCACTCTTGCATTATTAAAGTCACCATCTTGAGTAAAACTACGTCCAATTACACTACCTGTTTGGAAGTATAATCTAAGTGCATCCTCAGGATTGTATGCATTACCGGTTCCTAAGTCAATCTCATTTAATCCATCGGCATCAATAAATACACCATCAGGAACAACTCTTGCAATTACTTGCTGAAGTTTTAAGTGTGTAATTTGAATCAAGTCAGCAAATGGTATCATTCTTCTACATAAAGACTCAATTACTCCCTTATACATACGTGGAGCACAAGCAACATAATTAGGCAATGCGTGCTGAGATGCGGACTTAGGACGAACCATATTCTCAGACATCTTCCATTGTAATAGGATATTGGTACCCATTACCAAAATGCCTTCATACCAAACGTCAATAGTCTTTTCAATTTTTTCAAACTTACCCTCTTCCATCATTTCAACCGGAGGATTAAAGTTTTCATCTTTCTCAATAATTCTTGAACCGCCACCCTCAAGTATCTTTTTCTTATAAACTATTTTCTTGGTAGACTTATAATTAAAATACATTAGTGTACAAGTGTCACGATAAAACAAACTGTTCTCATAAAATTGAGCAACATTGTAATAATCATACCATCCTTGACTGTATTGAGTAATTTCTTGTAAATCTTCTTTGGTTAAAGATTGGTCAATCTTCATTAATTCTGTTAATGAAACCGTCTTAATCTCACCCCAATAAAAACAATCTTTAAAGAAAGGGTCTTCTGTGTAGCTATAGACAATATTAGCCGGGTCAACATACGATATTTTAACACCTGCTCCTTGAAGAAACTCGTGTTTTGCAACACCTATACCAATAACTGTGGTGTCATAGTCTATTCTTTTACGAGTATCTTCATAATGATTTTCATCAAATATGGTATTAATACCTACCTCCTCAGCAATTTCAATAGCAGGTTTATACTTAAGTTGCATATACAATGCTAACTCCTCGTCATTTTCCGGTAACTCTTCGGGGTCTATAGTGAATGCATTAACTCCTGTTTTATCTTTAATAGTTGTTAATATATCTTTTGAAATCATTTGCCCCTCTAATTCATCTTGATATTTGCTTCTTTTAGATTGAGACATTGCATCCTGTGCATAAGCCTTAACCTTAAATAATCTATCAGACATACCATTGACAACAATGTCAATAAATTTAGGAAGGATAGGGACCGGAGTCCAATCTAAGTTCAAATAAGATAAGTCACCATCAATAGCTAACTCATCTTTGTATTTTGCAATTGATTGTTCGCCACGAGCATAAAGCCTAAGTCTACGGAAGTCTCTCCATTGACTATAGTATCTACAAGAGTTACCATCTTTTCTGAACCACTCATATTGGATAGCTTGCCCCACTTGCAACCCAAATGCATCCGAAGCCTTTTCTGCATCAGTTGCTAACTGACTTGGAAATGAAGTGGCATTTATCTCTATTTTTATGTCGTTTTTCATCTAATCAATTGACTTGTTGTACCTTCATTTTTATACTTAGCGAAGTTAATAATTATTTTTGATTCTTTTTTCTCAGGAATGTAGAGGTGCTTTTGGTTAGCCATTATACATAATCCGGAACTTATCGAAGCATCAAACTTGGTTCTATCGTTAATATCAAACTTTGCCCAATCTTCAAGAGTCCTTGTAAATGGCATTGTTCCCATTTCTTCCGGGTCTCTATACTTAGCCTCTAAATCTAATCCAACGTGTTTCTCTATGTACGACTCAATTGCTGAAGCGTGTGCCTGCCTAACATCTTCCGAAGAGTTTGGAATACCACCTAATTCTCGTTCAGTTTTTGTCAGCTTAGACATCTGCTTGTCAGGTCTATTAATAGAAAACCCTCTGTACCCCCTATTTTTAATATGGTATAAAAGTCTTGGCTTATTATTTTCTACTAAGATAGGCATTCCGTAAAATACTATTGCCATAAGGACTTCCTCAAAAAATATTTCTGCCGTCTGCGGACGAGCAACATACTCCAAGAAGAACTCATTTACAGGAGCATCGTCCATGTGGAATTTAGTCTGACCATGCAATGCACCATTCGAACCACGTCCACCAACTACTGCTGATATGTCATAGGAGTCACAACCAAACGAACCAAGGTGCTCATTACCCGGGTATTTAACACCATTGCGGATATGCACATTGTTCTGCATATGTTTTGGTGGTGCCCAACTGATGTTGAATCTACCTCGTGTGTCAGGAGTCCATATTACTTGGGTATCTTTAATACCATCTTTCCATGAGAATGAGCCACGAGTAAGGTAGTGCTCCTTAATCATTGAGTCATTATAGTCAATCTGCTGATAGATTTTGGTCAAGTTGAATAAGGACTGCTTACTCTCATCCCTGAAAGCGTGGGAATGCGTCCTTGGGAACTGACGATAAAATTCGTTTAACGCATCGGCATCACTCTTTAACGATTCTACTTCAGCCTCCCAATAGTCTATTGCTCCATTTGTAATCAAATTGCCATCAACTCCTATGATAGGTTCTTTAGGCTTTCTGAATACAGGATGACCATACCTGTCAATAAATCCTTCCATGTTCCACTCCATGGGAATAAACAAGGAATATAGACCACTTTTAGTCTGTCCGTTGGCATTTCTTTTTAATAAATTTGAATCCTCAAACATATCTTTATAGTTCTGCCCTCCTTTTGATAATGCATTTGAGGTTGAACCCATCATGCACTTACCAATAATCTTGCTACCTAATCGAAGACAAGTCTTAGTTACACGCCAATTCTCCTTGATGTTAACCGGCTTTGTCCATTTTCCACTTTCGTCATGAGCCAAGAACAATAGCTTTTCTCCATCGTATGAGTTGTCGTCTGTATTTTTCCAATCTATTGACGTGTCAAGACCTTCTACTTCTGTATCGTCAGTGTCATACATATTCTTTTTGGTAATCTTGGATGCCGGAATCCTAAAAGCTAATTCAGTTTTAGGCTTATCCATACCATCCATGATAGGTTTGAAGAAAAATGGAAGACGACTATTGATAGGAACAACCTTGTCGGTAAACATCTTTTTAGCATCGGGTCCCGTCTTTGACAATATACCTATACGTGCATTTCGTGCAAGCGTACCTATGTTTACACACTCGGATGAGGACATGAATGAGAATCCCGAACGTCTAATCTTTAAGTATATCATACCAAATGACCTCGGGTCGGCACGACAGGCTTCCCAAAATATCCAATAGATGCGATTGGCTTCACGGAAGTCAGGATAACCAACGTCAATACTTGACCACTGCAAGTACATATAATGAGAACCGGTTATGTAGGTCTTAACACCATTGTTCATGAACCAAAAACCTTGCTCACGAAAATCAAACTCGTTCTCAATGTAGTCTACCCAACGATTTTTAAATTCTTTTGATTTTTCGTTCCATTGAAATATGGTTTGTATTCTTGCTAAATCACGGGGGAGTTCTTGGCGTTCCCAATATTGTTCAGCTTTTGATGCGTGTCTTTGGAGACACTTATCGGGAGTGGCAGGCAATGCTATCTTCAGTCCTTCTATTTCTACAATTTGACCAATCTGACCTGTTTTTGAAATTACTATGACATTGTATTGCTCGTTATAGCCATAGAGCCAAGACTTCACTCTGTTTTTATTAGAGATGACACCTGCCGGTATATAGTTTTCTATTATACGGCAAAGACTATTGCTTTGACCTTCGTTCTGCAAATCCTTGTTTTGTATCTGTTCTGCTTACTCCACGCTCTGCGGAATCAAGATTTTCTTGTTCTAATTCTATTCTACTTAGTATTTCGAACGCATCAAAGATAGCTAACTTTTTAGCTGCTGCTGCGTTCTTCATTTTATCAGCAGATACGTCAGTATCTGACTCGGTATTAATAATATCTTCCTCAGCCACTTTTACAAGATGGTTGACCGCTTTGTACCCGGCTTCAATGATTCTTGACTTTATCTCTTTGGTGTCTCTCATTACTTAGCTTTTAAAAATATTACCTGAACCAATCGAGATTGTTCACCTGAGCCAAAGTTCTCAAGAATATTCCTTGAATGTGGGGCATCAGAGTTAAATACAACCATGCGGTTGAATTTAGAGTACATTGTAAGTAAAGGATTTTTATCTTCATCGTAGATAGTTGTTCCATCATTGTCAGGTGCTTGTTCATTTAAGTATAAAATACAAGTAATATCACCCATCATTTCATCAGTATGTATGAAATTTGGCTCTTTCTGATTTAATGGAGACTTCCTTACAAAGTTAAATGAAACACTGTATTGGTCAAATAGTTCAGAAACGTACTGAGCAAACTCATCGTTATTATCTCTTGGCTGAATGTTTTTAAATATGTTCTCTCCATCTGCAATATCTTGAAAGCCATACTTGTGTATGTCATCAACATAAGCAACCGGGTCTTTTATTATATTGTCAAGTGTAATCATATTCATAATTTCATTGTTATTTGATGGTCATACATTCTGTACAACTTTTCATCATCTACTGTGAACTCATATTCGCTGTCAGGAGAGAAGCAAATCATATCACCGGGGTTTATACCTTTCTTTAATAAGTATTCGTTAGGGTACTTCATTATGCCCATCAGTGGCTCCTCTGAGAAAGGCTTCTTGATATAACTCTCTGTAATGCCAATTGGTTTAACAAAACAGTATCTATCATAAGCATACCACGTAGCGTTGTGCTTATACATAAAGAATTGGTCAGGCTCAATAAAAAATAGGTCGTCTTTAAAAAAAGACTTACCACTCTTTTGTCTACCCTTCATGTCATTATAAAACTTAAAGACATTATGGTGTACAAGAAGAGTATCTGACTTTTGAATAGGTCCGGAATAATCTAATGGCAACTCAACGACTTCTGCAAATCGGTTAGAAAACCTGTGGTCTTCTTCAGAGGTGCTGACAATAAAGTCAACACCACCTATCTCTTTTGTATTATCGTATCGCTTTCCATTAACCGGCTTGGCTATGAAATAGAATGGCGACCTCATTAGAAGTTAATGTTATATTCAATTGAAATTGGAATAGTGGAAGTGAACTCTTTCCAAAGTATCACTTCCTTATTCAAGTTTATGATGTAAATTTTGATTGAATTTTTCTTTCCATCAATTTTTATAAGATGAATTTCACTCGTATCTCCAAGAACTTTTTGACCAACAAGATAATGCATGGCACCACCCTTGTAGTCCGGTCCTATTGATATTTTACGAATGTCCATTACAATTCTTCTTCTTCCTCTTCTTTAAGGAAGTTAACGCCTGTCACCCAATCTTTAAGGAAATAAAATTTTTCTAAGCCTTGAGGATTAACAATACTGATAGGGGTGAAGTCAAATTCCTTCTCACCTAATTCAGCAATGTTCTTAGTAAGTTTTTTGAGTCCTTCTTTACTGAACTTGTATCCACCTTTTTCATCAAGGATTAAACAATCTTTTTCATCCACCTGTGCATTGTCAAGTCTTAACCCTTCGATTTCTGACTGAAATGTTTCGTGATGAGATTTGATTTTCTCGTAGATGCGGAATAACTTCTTTTGAGTTTTGCTTTCTTGAGAACCGATTACGGAATTGAGGTTAGCAACTAACGTGTTAATTTGATTAAATTTCATTTTGATTTAATTTGATTTATATAAAAGTAATAATTTATTCTGAAACTTCAACTATTGGCTCAACAACAGGAGGAACGTAATCTCCTATAATAGTTAAATTAAGTTGTGCTGCAACCCAATTATAAGCGTAGTCATTAGTTTGCCACGCATCATAATCATCTCCTGACATAGTTAAATTACCTTGAGCAAGTAGTTGCATACTCTCACTTAAAAGAGTGTAGTAAAATGTTGCTGATGTAGTTAAATTGTCATTAATAGCATAAGCATTTAATACTGTTGCTTCTTGGACTATGCCATTATCCCATATTGAGATAGGTGTGATTTGTTTCATAATTTATTTATTTTCTAATTGTGTAATTTTTGCTGATAATTCTTGTATAGCTTTTACTAATATTGGGATAATAAATTTTTCATTAACACGAAGAGGATTATCAATTATTGTATTTCCTACTGTTATTAAATTCCCATCAGCAAAAGATTCAACAGCTTCAGGAATTATTTTTTGAATTTCTTGAGCTATAAATCCAAACATATCTTTATTTTCTTCAGATGAAACATAATTTTCAATCCAATTAAATTTAACGGGATTTAGATTTAATATTTTATCTAATCCATCAGTTATAGTTGTTATGTTGCGTTTTAATCGTAAGTCAGATGCATTATAGATATTAGTTCCAGTAGGAGCACCTATATTACCACTTGCATCAATAGTCATCCTAACATTATCCCCACCACTTGAAAACTGTAAAGCGTTAGGACCCTGCATTATAAATGAACCATTTAAAGATGCTGCACCATATCCTGTAGCATAAGTATTATATACTATTTTAGCAGTACCTGCATATCCTACTCTGTTATTAAATCTTATAGCAGGATAAATATCAGAATCAATATATATACCATTAGTTCCGCCATTGTTTCCGCTATTATATAAAACTAATTTATCTCCTATTGTTCCATTAAATCTTACACTACCACCTCCCGCATTAACATCTAATTTATATCCTGCGTCTGTAGTTGTTCCTATTAATACGTTACCACCAGCATTATTAAGAGATAAAATACCTGTTGATGCACTTAATAAAATACCACCTGAATAGGCTGCTAAGAAACCTCTTAAGGTTCCTGAATTAGAAAGATATAAAGGTGCATAACTTCCTCCCTCAATAGTCAATCCTGCCCCTAATCCTGTTTGTAATGTTGCTCCATTTATTCCTACACCTGAACTAAACGTAGCTGTTCCTGTAACTGATAAACCATTACCTGATGTAGCATTTATTTTTAAAGTTCCTCCATAAGTATCAATAGTTTTATCTGCACTGCCTGTTCCACCTATTGCAATACCATCAGTACTTGAAGAACCTTGTAACCATAAACCTGCTGTATTGAAAGCAGTTCCACCTACTACACCATTTATTCTACCACTAAACGTAGCTGCTCCTGATACTTGAAACTTTGCTCCATTATCTGATGTAGTTCCTATTAGTACGTTACCAGCGGTTGCATTTAATATCAAGTTATTCCCTTGATTATTAATCTGTAATGGTTTACTTGCCCATGATTGTATATATGCAAAGGAAGCATCTGTACCAAAAGTTAAATCATAACCACTTGAATTTCCAACGCCAAAAGCATAAGTTGATTGAGTGTTAGTTGTAATTGTTCCCCCTAAAACTTGGAGTCTTACACTTGGACTTGATGTTCCAATCCCAACATTACCACCTGATGTGATACGCATACGTTCGGTATTATTTGTACCAATTAATAATGGATGATTCGTTGTTGCAAATAAATAAGTTGCCCCTCCAGACGCTTGCATTTCAATTGTGCCACCTCCATCTGTATCATGGACTTTTATTGCTCCACCTACTGAATTTCCAACCGCTATTGATAAAAGACCAGAACCTGACGATGTAGCATTACCAACAAGCACATCACCACCTGATGTGATACTTAACCGATTAGTTGAATTAGTAGCAAAGTTTAAAGTATTTGCAGCCGATAAATACATTCCGTTTGTAGGAACTGATGCACCGCTTGGAATGAAAGCTGATGCAGTTGCAGTCGAACTAAACGTAGCACTTGTACCCGATAATGCTCTGCTTACTAAAGTAACAGTAGTTCCATCATCAGTAATAGCACTATCTCCTATTGTACTTGCACCTGTAAACTTAGGTAGATTGTTTGTTGTACCTGTTCCACCAACAGGATTGGCAGGGATATCAGATGTTAATGCTAATGTTCCTGTGGCAGATGGGAGTGTAACTATTATACCTGCACCAAGACCAGCAGGTGCTTTTAAACTCGCATAAAATCCTGTCGTACCGCTTTCAAAACTAAACGCATTAGAAGTACCATTTGTTAATTTTATAGTATATGAAAAGGTTTTAAATCCTGCAATAGTTTGGTCAGTAGTTAAATCAACAAAGTTTTGCGTTGAACTTCCTGTACCTCCATTTGCGATAGGCAAAGGGTCTGTTAAATAACTGATAACTCCAGCAGTTGATTTTACTATCCCTGTTCCTGATAACGCATCTTGCTTTCCATTAAAGGAAGTCCAATCAGCAGATGATAATGCACCACGATTAGTAGCCGATGCAGTTGGTACGTTCAGGGTAATTACAGGCGTTGTAGTACCGTTAGCTACTGTTGATGATAAATCAGTACCTGTTGTTCCTAAAGTTAAAGCAGCGACGCTTGTTACCGTTCCTACACCTGCTCCACCTACTAAAGCTATTGTACCTGATGCCGATGGGAATGTATAAACATTTGCACTACTTGCAGGAAAAATTAAATCTTGAGTATATGTAGAAACTCCATTAGTAACTCCTAATGATAAATAATTAGCCGTAAATGATTCAATAGATACACCTGTTGCAACACCCGATTTTATTACTAAGGCTCCATTTATATTAGTTCTTATAGCAGTAAATGTCTTTTCTCCTGCAATTGTTTGTGAACCTGTGGTTATTAAACCTCTATTACTTGCACTTGCACTTGGAATATTAAACGTATGAGTATCTGTTGCGCTTGAAATATTAAAGTCAGTTCCACTTGTGCCAACCGCAAAATATTGTGTTTGTTTGGTTAGTCCGTTTAATGCCTGTATTCCTGTGGTAAACGTAGTAATGACTTGACATAAATGACTATTCTCGGTGTGTAACGTAATTGTCCTTCCTGAATGATTAACATAAATTCTTATTGCTAATCTATCAGTAGCTGTCAACACAGTTTCAGGAACCGCTAAAGCTGAAAAGTATGGATTTATATTAGTTCCTAATGATATTAATTCAGGAGTTGCAGAATTACTTGCAATTAAAGTAAATACAACTCCATCAAATTTATAAAGTTCAATATAAAAAGTAGGAGAACCGCCACCCGAAGAAGCACTAAAATAAGTTTCAAAATTCCAATTTCCTGCCGGAATTAATAAGGCATTAGGGTCATTCGCATCCGTTAAAAATTGAGCAATGTAACCATTAGCAGCAATATTAAAATCAGTTCCTGCTCCAAAAATAGGAGTTTTACTCATCTCATAATACGTATTGCCACCAAATGTTCCCTGATTTACAGAGCCATTCAAATAATATGATACGGAAGAACCACCGCCACCTCCATCTGTTGGGAAGTTAGCCAATGTTCCATCTCCACGAATATATTGAGACGCAAGACCTATTGCAGTAACAGCTAATGTTCCATTGGCAGTTAGTGGACTATTAGCAACATTGAATGCACTTGGCATTGATAAGGCTACTGATGTTAGACCCAAGTCTGTCCAAGACGCTGTAATTGTTCCTGCATCTTGTTGGGTTAATGTCAATGTTTTTGTGCCGGTACCTGTAACTGCAGCACTAACAATACTGTCATTGTATGCAGTGTTCCAATTTGTTGAGTTATCTGTAATATATGATATTGTTCCTGCGGTAGATTTAACTAATCCGGTCCCCCCTAAAAGGTTTTGTTTACCATCAAATGCTATCCAATCTGCACTGCTTAAATAACCACTTTGGCTACTATTAGCTACTTGAATACTAAATACTCCGGTTGAGTTATCGTATAATAATGGAGATGTAGCACTGACAGCAGTTCGTGCTCTTGAATTTAAAAAGTAAAGATTTGTTACGCCTTCAGGAATATTGTCGGTAGTTAAACTAACTGCTCCTACCTGTCCGTTTACCGAACTAACAGCGTCAGTATTGTCTACTTTCTGCCAAACACCCCCACTAAAAATAGCCCAATCACCAACCTGCCAATCAGTAATTCCATTTAAGTTAGTTGAGCCTGCAACATTTACAACGTAGTAGTATCCTTGTGTTCCAACACTACTTGTTAAAACAGGATTATTTGTAAAAGCATTCCATACGCCTTGGTATTGAACGCCTCCTAATAATCCATTTATTTGATTCTGAACTTTACCAAATGCTATTAATATACTATCAGTTGCAGATATAGAGCCACCTGTAACATTTAATCCTGTTAAAACTTTAGCTATAACTGAAGCATTGTTTAGCGTAATAGGAACTGAACCCGGTCCTGACGCTGTAGCCTCACCGGTTAATGCGGTAATATAATTACCTGCCGGTTGTTTGCCATCAAAGTTTATCCAATCCGCAGAAGATAAATAACCATTTTGAAGATTATTTGCTACTTGAATAGAAAAAACACCGGTAGCTGAATTAAAAAATAAAGGAGAAATTGCTGAGTAAGACGGTAAATCAACCCATTGAACTCCTGTTACGGTACTACTTAATACCTTACCTAAGGTACCAACTGATGCGGCTCCATCGGTTAATGTTCCGTCAATCGTTATATCAGTAGAAAAAGTTGCTGTATCTGAGCTGACATCTAATGCACTAAGGTTTGATGTTAGAATAATATCAACCGTTGATGTGTTGCCTTCAGTTAAAACTTGTTGCAAATTGGGAGTAAAAATAGGAGGAAGGCTGTACCATTCAACGCCTGCCCCTGTACTTATAAGAACTTGACCGGCAGTACCAACAAAATCATTTGAGTCAAATAAAGAACCTACTATATGAACCTCATCATTTAAATAAGTTATAAATAAATTTGATGTGTTTGTTACGTCAAGGTTAGTAGTAGTAATTGTACCAAATAGATTAATATCTTGTGTAGCTGTATTGCCAAAATCTAAAACCCCTTGCAAGTTATTTGCAGGAATAAAAGGAATAAATAGATTCAACAATTCTTGTAACGTAAAGTTGTACGTTACATCTTCTATTTCGCCACCAACGCTTGTACCAATTAGCTTGTCGGCTAATTTAGGTACAGGTACAACTTCGTATGTACTAATCCTTGACATTAGATATGAATTTTAATGAACTACTTTTAAGTAATCACCTGTTCTATAAAGCTGACCTACAACTAATCCACCTAATAAAGCAGCAGCATTATCTGCATAAACAGGAACGTCAGCTATTACTATAGCTGCAGCGTTAAAGTTCTGCTGAAATAATTGCAATAAAGCTGCCGGAGTAAAATTATAAGTTGCATTTGCAGGTGTGTTACCAACCCTTGTGCCTACAAGTTTATCATTTAACTGCGGTGTTGCATTATTAGGATATGAGTTTATTTTTCCCATTTTACTTTTCTTTTTGAGTTACCTCTCCTGTTTGCATATTGATAACAGAGTTTTCTCCATACTTTGAAATAAGCAACTTTTCGTTATTAGCAAAAGCCTCCATTATCTTCTCTGCTTGAGAAAACAGTCCTTGTTTTTTTAATTCAAGGTCACCAAGAGTAATTTTAATCTTAGTAAATTCTTGCGTTCCTTTTTGAATAAAGTCTAATTCTTCTACTGTTAAATTTGCCATTTGATTTTGATTTAATTTATACAAATATAGTAAATAAAAATTATCATTTTAGAGCCAACCTTCTTAGCACAAACCATGTAAATGGTATCAATAAGAGCCATAACAATACCCAATAGTTTGCTTTCTTCTCAACTTTTTTGTCAAACACTTTTGATTTTAAATGTTTCTTTACCGAAACTTTATTCTCAGACGAAAGAGATACAGTAATCTTGGACGTATCCAATACTTGTCTACGTGTTTTTTTAAGTCTAACTATAGCGTTATAGTACTTTTTATCGCCTATTATTATTGGCTGAGTTGAATCAATTGGTACTATCTCAACCTCATCAACATCCTCTTTAACAGAAATAGCGTTCTGCTGTACAGAAACGCTATCTTTCTTTTCGACAACTGTGCTATCAATGTGTGTTTCAACTTGTGTTTTGTTTATTGCTACTTTCTTAGATGCACAAGAGAATAGTGAGAAACTAAGTAATAGCAGTATAAGATGTTTTGCCATTTGATTTGATTGCTTTTAATTTTTGATTTCTATTTTTACCTTCATTGTAAGAAACGTGAACCCAATCCGGATTAGTATCATCTCCAAACTCCCAAATTAATTGGTCAAATTTTAAGTTGTCCTTAATGTAGTCATAGACCATCTTATTGGTAACTCCATTGGTGCTGCCATCCATATCAATGTCAATGGCTTGACCTTTGCAATGCTGACTGCTTGCACTTCCACCAATCTTTGCATTTAACTCTTTGCTTCTGTACCCGGATGAGATATGAATAGGAACGCCAAAATGTTCTCTGATAGGCTCAAATACTTTTTCAGCTAATATCATAAAGTTTGCAATATGCTCACCGGTTGGCATATTTGAAATTTGATTACGTTTCGCAGATTCGCTGCGTGTAACTTCGCTTAAATCTAAATGTGTAGATAGTTTCATTTCTTCTTAAATATTTTTTCAGCAGATGTTAATCCTAAACAACCAAAAGCTAATAAAGCTACTGACTCAACCAATATAGTTGAGGGTGCAGTATGTTCTTCGCTAAATGAGTTATGATACATAGTAACGCATAAAGCAATAACACATAACAATCCGCATAAACGCTTCATGCTTAGATTTCCATTTTCATCACAAAAAAACTGTTTCATATTATTTAATTTTAAAGTCCTTATTAATTCCTATTGAATAAGATGCAAATGTATCTCCAAAAGCACTCTGAGCACCATAACTTAACACGAATGAATATTCTTTTTTTATAGGCACTGTATAATTAAAATCATACTCCATCGTAATATCTTTATGGTAATAAAAATATCCAATAGCTGCACTTACGCTAAATCTTTGATAAATAGGAAAGGTACCCATAGCTTCTTGGTAAAAATCTTTTTTATCAAATGTCCACCACCCACTATTAATGCCAACTGCTACATTTCCAAAATATCTTCCTGCTTCAACAGTCGCACCTAAAAGGTTTTTTGTATCCTGTAACTTAGTATCAAACGCTACATTAGGAGCAACCATAATATAATACTGAGCCTTTGATTCGAAAGTAATAAAAAATAATAAAATAAATATTAATCTCATTTCTTTTTAACTGCCACCTTTTTAACTGTTACTTTTCTTACAGGTTTCTTAGGCAAAGCAGGTTTTTTTAACATATCATAAACAATAGAACCTAAAAGAGCAATAGCCAAAGCAATAGCCCCTATCATAAATGTTGAAAACTTATCTAATAAAGCTATCATTCCCTTAGTGTCTTTTGCTCCAATAGTAGTTTGAATATTTATTAAGTTATTTACATACTCTAAGACAGGATAGATTTTTGCATCCATTTCTTTTGCTTCATCGTCTGTAATAATATCGTCTTTAGAAATCTGCTCAAAATAAATATCAGCCATATCAATATATATTTGGGCTTTATTGCTTACCTCTTTTTCTTCTTCTGTTTGATAAGTCTTTAGATAAGCTGCCCACATGGTATCAGTTATTGCCTTCTCTTTCTGTATAGCCACTAAATCTATTTTGCCACCTTTGATAACTTTTATTTGGTCTTGGATTGTTGAGCCGTAATAGTCAAACTTTCGGCTCAAATAAGGTTGAGGCACTAACCTATCCTGATAAACACTAATGGCAGTTTGCTTGATAGTTTGCTCCACATATTTGCCAAATCCTGCAATAGCTAAAATTATAGCAGTTAGTATAATGAGTAATATATTTTTCATTTCCTTCTTCTTATTGGCTTAGGCTGTTCTTTTTTTAAAAAAGACATTGGGTCAGCTGCAAACTGTCCACTTATTTTTAGAACTCCATTTATAATTTCAGGACTGTTTAACCCAACTAATCCATAAGTAATAGCTTTATACATTGAACTAATCTCAAACTGTTCCATGACAAACCACGCAATAAGAGACGCTATCATTGCACTTACCATCTTTTTTATTACATCAACTCCCGATTGGTTCTCACTTGTTGTAACAAGCCGAGCAACCATTCCGGCTGCACCAATGAGTAATACAACCCATCCACCCTCTAAGAAGTTTTTAATAAAATTTTCCAATGTTATCGTCCTTGACCTCTATATTTTTTTTTATAAAGTTTGCTTGTTTTATTGCTGCTTGTTTTGCTTTTAGCAGCCACACCTCTTTTGTCGGATTTTTTAACGTATAAACTTACGTTTATTGACTTTGCCATTATTTATTGAGAATAAATTCAGTGATAACTTTTAATGCACCCAATCCAACTAATGTAACCAAAGCATAGAAGTAAGCCTTGTACTTTTTTAACTCAGCTTTTAACTCATAGACCTCCTTCTTAACTTCTTTGAAGTTACCTATCAGTCCACTTGAATCTTTGTCAATTGGATTGCCGGCTAATAAAGTGTACACGTCTTTCAACATGGCTTTCATCTCAGATACTTCCTTCTTGATAGACTCCAATTCGTCTGCCATAATATCAAGCCTACTATTATCTTGTTGGTTCATAAGAATTACCAAAGAGCATTAATGAGTGTTGCTGTGGTACCACTTTCTAATGAGTGAACTTTAATTATCTGAACCGGTAACACTGTTCCTACAGGAACCGCTGTAAATGTAATTATATCTTGACCGATTGTAGTAACTCTTACATTACCTGCTCCACCAACATATAAGAAACACCCTTGATTACCAATAGTGGTTTGAGAAGACGCTTGATATACAACAAAATCTTTTGCTGTTGCAGTAAAAATGTCTGCATTTAAAAGCAATGTAGTTGCATTAACCACTGCAAGTACGGTTGCAGCAGTTCCATCTGTTGTATTATACACAATGTCACCTGTAGCAACTGCACTTGATAAGAAGTTTGAGGTAGATGACACCAATGATGCAACAACAACTGAGGTGTTTGCTCCACTTGTAGCCGGTGCAGGAAAAGGCACGTTAGCGTTGTCTGTAGGAATGACACGGAGTGCTCTTGAAAATGTTGTTTTAAATACTGACATATTTTTATTTTTTATCTTGATAAGGGAATACTCTATTTAATGCGTCTCTACGTGCTTTACAGCCACAATCCTTTCCTGCAGCTTTAGCCACAGTCTCAACTACCTTCTTAATTCCGGTAGCTGTTGTAATTTTCTCAATGGTATCGCCAAGACCTTTACTTTGCATTTGATTAAATTTTAAATGTTTGAAACTCTTCTGCCCATACCAACTCTTGACTTCTCAGCTTTCTTTGCAGCCAACCTTGATGGACTTATCTCTGATTTTGTTTTAGGTGTCTTTGAAGACACCCTATTTGTAGGTCGGCAGTACTCATTGCTACCACCGGCACCACACGCTTTACCACTCTTGGTATCCTGCCACTTCTCTTTCTCCCACCTCTTCAAGTTGCTGCCTGCCTCAGTCTTCCTCACACTGCCTGAACTCTTGCGACACTTAGCAATTGCTTGTGATGCACGAGCAGATGGGAACACATCATACGATGCTTTAACTTTTCGGTAGCAAGCGTCCTTTGGCATTTTACTTTTTCTTCTTTGCAATAACTCCCTTAGCCATTAACACATCCTTCTTGGTTACTTTTCCGTCACCACTAACATCGGGAAATGATTTCTTTGCTTTGCCTGTGTTGCCCTTAAGGAACTTCATAGGACCATCTAATGATTTCTTAGACTCGTACTTGGCTGCTTTTTTTACAATGTTTTTCATATTACATTTTTTTGGCTTTGATTAAACGGTTTTCTGTTTTAGCTGCTCTTCCAAGAAGTCTGTCAGCCTTTCTATCTCTACCTTCATCTATAGCCTTATATCCTTTTCTTACAAGTCTATTTTCTTTTCTTTCTAACCTATCTATGTTAGGGGTTGGTGCTAATGGATAATCTCTGTTCATAACTTTAATATTTGCCTCTACGACCTTTTGGATTACTTGTTGTGGCTCCGCCCGGTCCTGCCCATAAATTTTTACACGCCCAATACCTTGGAGTTAATTTGTCAGTAGCTGTGTCGCAACTATGTCTTGCCTTGAAACTCTTACGTGCCGCAGGACTGTAATTGTTCCCGTAACCCTTTGCTCCAAAGTGGAGGAGTTTCTCCTCCCCTCCGGAACAGGCTTTTACCATCCTCTTTTTCCCGGCTCTATCCGATGGAACAGGACGATTGCATTTCATATTTGCCTTATCAGCCATGCTAATTAGTTTCTGAAGTCACGTTTTGTATGACCCGGGTAAAGAACTATCTTTTTAGGCTCAGGCATAGCATATGCATCTTTTTCAGCAACAGCTTTCTTAACCTCAGCTACAGTTTCTTCAGACAACTCTAAGTTGTCTTGAACAACCTCATCAATTAGTTTTGACTTTGCCATGTTGATTTATTTTTTAATTAAATTAGATACAC